ACCAAATTGCTGAGATCAACCAAAGACAGTTGACCGAGGAGCAAAAAGCCAAGTTAATTGAAGCAGTTACTAAGATTAACAACGAAAAGGTAGCAGCCATTGAGAAAGAAAATGCTCAAGGTATTGCTGATTTTAAGTTCTCATTAGTTGAAGAAGGTTTCCAAAAGCAGTTAATGACTGTAGAATTGGAAAAAGAGGCTAAGTTAAAGCAGATCGAAGACCTTAAATTGTCAGAAGAAGATGCTGCCGCAGCAAGAGTTGAGATTGAAAGACAAGCTGCTGATTCCAAAAAAGCCATCAACGATGCAGTACTTAACGCACAGTTATCTGCAACAGCAGGTACATTAAGTGCAGCTGCTAGTTTATTTGGTGAAAACACTTTAGCGTATAAGGCATTAAAGATTGCTGAAACTAGTATTACCACATACCAATCAGCCACATCAGCTTATGCTTCTACAGTTGGTATTCCAGTTGTTGGTCCTGTTTTAGCACCAATCGCTGCGGGTGTAGCTGTGGCATCAGGTTTAGCTAGTATTGCTAAGATCGCTGGTGTACAAGTACCAAAACCAAATGCTGGTGGAGGTGGAGGCGGTGCAGCTGGTGGACCTAGCAAATTTGCAATGGGTGGTCTAGTTGTTGGACCTGGATCTGGTACTTCAGACTCAATTCCAGCGATGTTATCTGCTGGTGAATCAGTAATTAACGCAAGATCTACTGAAATGTTCGGTGGTATCATATCAACAATAAACCAAATGGGAGGTGGATCAGCTATACCTGGTACAGAAGGTCAAGCTCCTATCATAAAAACATACGTTGTTGCAAGTGAAATGACGAGTCAACAAGAAGCTGATAAGCGCATCAACGACATAGCACGTATCTAACATGAAAAAAGAACTAATGGAACAAGTTGCATGTTTGCAAGCTGCTCTACAAGAAAACTCTATGAAACTTATAGCCATTTTAAGCGCTCTATTTGCACCCATTCAAGGTATTATGTTTACCGTGGGCTTCTTAATTATTGCTGACACTATTGTTGGCGTATGGAAAGCTAAAAAATTAGGCGAAAAAATCACGTCAAGAGGTCTAAGTAAGATCATTTCTAAGATGTTCTTGTACGAAGGAACCATTATTATGTTCTTTTTAATTGACAAATTCATTCTTGGAGACATCTTATTTCGTTTCTTTAGCATCGAGTGGTTACTAACTAAAGTTGTAGCGCTCGTTCTAGCTTCGATCGAGGTCTTTTCTATCGATGAGAATTATAGAATGGTGAAAAAGTATGGACTCTGGCATGCATTCAAAAGACTAGTGGCTAGAGGCAAAGACATTAAAAGCGAATTGAAGGAGTTTAACTTAGATGACTTCAGCAATGGCGATATCAAATAAATAAGACAATGGAAAGAGATAAAAAAATCATTGACCTTGGCATCCTCTCAGAAGATGAAGCTACTGGTGTAAAGAAAGTATCCTTAGTAGAAGAGCCAGCAATTATGTTGGACTTTAGATACTTTGGTAAACAATATTCATTCGTAAAACCAAGTGCTGGCGAGTCACAGGACGAGTTTATTTCTCGTTGCATACCAGTATTAATTAACGAAGGTAAACCAGAAGATCAGGCAGCTGCAGTATGTTATTCTTATTGGGAAGAAAAGATGGAAATTGACACTGCAGGTTTGGCACCTTACGTAGATCCAGGAGATAAGAAGCAAAAGTTGGTTACTAAAGCCATTTTAGCTAGCTCAGAAGAGGTAATCGATTACTCATGGACTACAGATGCATACGTAGTTGATACAATTCTCGCATTAGCCAAAGAACTTGGTACAAAAGAAGAGGATTTAGCAGATCTATTTAGAAAAGAATGCTTCGCAAATGCATCACAAGGTGGATCTGGTACAAGTACATCAGAGGTTTTAAACCAAGGTGACAAAAAGCTCTACCTTTACAAGTATACTGGATCAATTGGTTCTAATTCTAGAGAATTCTGTGTACAAATGGTAGGTTTAGATAACTTCTACACTAAAGCACAAGTACAAGCGATGTCAGATATTGCTGTTAATAGTGGATTTGGTATCGATGGAGCATCAACCTACAGTATCTGGTCATTTAAAGGCGGTCCAAATTGTAAGCACAGATGGGTTCAATACTTAGTGACTATGCCTAATGGTCAAATCGAAATTGAAGTAGTTAAGGACGCAGCGGGAAGAGCTGGTGTTAGACCAATCGACATGCCTAAACAAGGTTACTACCACTCAATGTTTAAATTAGCAGAAGAGGATAAAATGATCTTAGTTGGTCCCGCGATGGTGCCGAATATCAGTATCCCAAGAATTGATGAAGATGGTGAAAAGTATTTCGTAAGATTCTCGCCTGAAACTATCAAAGAAATCTGCATGAAGTACTTTAAAGAGGCAAGAACTAATGACGTTAACACTGATCACGAAGAGAACGAAGCTGGAGCCTACATTTTTGAGTCATGGATTGTAGAAGATCCTGAAACTGACAAAGCCAACACTATTTATGGTTATGATTTACCAAAAGGAAGTTGGGTTGTAACTATGAAAGTTGACAATAAAGAGACTTGGGCTAGAATTAAAGCTGGAGAACTAAGAGGTTTTTCAATTGAAGGTATCTTAGCAGATATGGAAGAATTAGAGGCTAAGAAGAAATATGAAAAGATTAAAAGAATACTAGGATAAATATACTGTTCTCACCTTTACGGTGTTTCATTATAGTTTATTCTTTAGGTTATTGATTAAGGGGCTTTCTTAGCCCCTTTTTCTTGTTTCTAAGTAATCAATAAGGAATCCAACAGCTACTATAATATTCATTCCTAAGCTCATTAGGATCTCATATAAATCTTCATAAACATTTACTGATAGGTGAACATGTCCTACCATCCAAAATGGAATAGACAAGTTCTGACTAATCCAGACTAAAGTATATTTTAAGAAGTGTTTCATATCTTGAGTTGAGTCCTTGTCTCCCCTTTAAACCTTGTTTGGACGTTAAACCCTACTTTATATGCTAGTTGCTCATTTCTGTTTCAAAACTCACTAGTAGTATATTTAAGCGAGATGTGTCAGGGTGAAAAGTATAAATATTTACAATAAAGGGCGAAGCCCATGTTTTAAATAAAAATAATATGACTATGTACAAACTTAAGTTAAACCAAATCCGCGAGGTTCTTGGCATGGAAGTTAAGTTGGAAGTAGCGAAGTTGATCGACGGCGTAACAGTTGTTGAGTATGAAAGATTAGAGCCAGGTTTTCCTGTATTTATTGTTTCTGAAGACGGAACTACCAAGACTCCCGCTCCAGCAGGTGAACACAAACTAGAAGGCGGTATCGAAATCGAAGTCGATGAGACTGGTACAATTATGGAAGTATCTTCTGAAGGTGAAACACCTGAAGCTGAAGCTCCTGAAGTTGCAGAAGATGTTGTTGAAGTAGCTGGCGAAGAAGTCGTTACTGAAGACAAAGTTGACGTTGCAATGGAAGAAAAAGTAATGGAAGTAATCGAAGAAAAGATTGCTGAGAAGATGAAAATGATCTTCGAAGTAGTTGAAGAGGTTGCTAAAGAAGTAGGTGCCATTAAAGAAGAAATGGGTGCTATGAAAACTAAAATGGAAAAGTTCTCTAAAGCTCCTGCTGCTGGTGCTGCTCCTAAAGTAACTACTGCTACTCCAGAAAAATTCGATTCAATCGAAGCAAAATTAGAGTTCATTAAGAGCTTAAAAAAGTAAACTAAATCAATCAAAAATAAAAACAATTAATCATGAGTTTTAATTTATCTGGTTTGACTACATACGTCGACCAAACCTCACAAACTGATTTGATCACTAAGGCTCTTTTGAAGCCACAAACTGTGAACAATCTTACTGTTAAAGCAGGTTTAACTGCTGGAACTACCAATTTGAACATCCTTGACGCAAACGTTGACATCTTAGATGCAACTTGTGGATTCGGTTCTGGTCAAACTGGTACAAACTCAACTATCTTCACTCAATTGCCTATCGTAGTTGCTGCTAAGATGTTGAAAGAAACACTTTGCCCTGACTCACTTTACGACTACTGGTTGTCTAGCCAATTGTCTCCTTCTGCTTACCACGAGTCAGTTCCTTTCGAAGAAGCTATCGCTAACTTGAAAGTAAGAGAAATCAACAAATACGTTGAATCTACTCTATGGGCTGGTGACGGTGCAACTTTGGACGGTCTTTTGTTCCAAACTTCAGTTGCTGAAGGTGCTGTTGACGCTACTTCTGTTTCTGCTGCATGGGCGGCTAACACAGCTGTTGCAAATATGTGGACTATGATCGACTTGCTTCCAGTTGCATTGAAGCAAGAAGATGACTTAGTAGCTTACATGTCATACTCTACTTACTCTAAGTTGACTCAAGGTCTTATCGCAACTGGTAACTCTATCTTGTTGCAATACCCTAACATCAACAACGTAGCTGGTCAAGCTGAATCTTCTTTCATCTTCCCAGGTACTAACATCAAAGTTTTCGCTGCTCCTGGTATCGTTGATCCAGCTGGTGATTCTGCAGTTATCTTAGGTCCTAAGAAATACATGTACATGGGTACTGGTATCATCAACGACCAAGATGCATTCAGATTCTACTACGATCCTTCACAAGATCAGGTTAACTTCATGGCCAAGTTCAAGTTAGGAACTGCAGCTTACGCTTCTCAGTTCGTATCAACTGTAGCATAATAAACCTCCAAGAAAGAGGGGACTTCGGTCCCCTCTTATAAAAATTAAAAAAAAATAATTACAATATGGCTTGTTTAATTAATTCGGCTTTACCTTTGGATTGTATGAATTCCATCGGTGGTTTGAAGACAGCTTACTTCTTGGCAGGTGAAATTACTAGTACTGTAGCTGCTGGTGGTGAAATCACAGACATCAACGGTTCTGGTTCGTTCTACGAATTCCAACTTGCAAAGGATACAGCGTTCTTCAATGAAGCTATCAACGTTTCAAACGTAAATGGTACTGTTTTCTACGAAGGTGTTTTAACCATCGTTCTTCAGAAAATGGAAGCAGATAAGAGAAATTCTATCCTTCTTTTAGCTCAAAACAGAGACTTAAGAATTGCTTTCGTTGACAACAACGATATCACTTGGATCATGGGTCTTACTAGAGGTGCGGTTATGTCAGCATCTTCTGCTGCCTCTGGCACTTTAGTATCTGACTTAAATGGTTACACTTTATCATTCACAGCACAAGAACCTGCTGCTGCTCAACCTCTCGCTGCTGGCGATACTTTGGCTGACGTAGTAACTGGTATCACTGTAGTGAACGCATAATCAGATCTAATCTATCTTTAAATGAAGGGATGTCGAAAGGCATCCCTTTTTTGTTGTGTCAAATCTTGAGATAAGAATATTTAAAGAAAAAGACGAGCGTAAATGATCAATCTTCAGAATCTTACGGTAAACGACGATGTCATTGTGTACCTTAACACATTGAATCCTGATATTCCGTACGCGTCTAACTTATTCTTATTTGGTTTTAAGAACGGTTTTACAAATGTATGGACGTATGTAATACCTCAAATTGTCACCCAAAACACCAGATACACCAGGTTCAGCATTGAACTAGTCAAACAAGATTACTTAATAGATCCAGAAAACGGTGTGATCAGACTGTCCCCAAGTGGTAATTACGATTACAAACTTTGGGCTATTGACACAGTGACCTTGGATCCAGCTTATGGTTACCTATTAGACGAAGGACAAGCTTACCTAGAGAACACTGTACCTGAAAGCATCGATGTAGTCTACATTTCGGACAATGATCCAGAGAGAAACGTAGTTTACTTAACAAGAGATGATGCTGAATGTGCTACGTGGAATGTACCAGATATTTGGAAATACTCTACATTTACATGGAATTGTGGTATTCAACCTCCAACTTGTCCAATTTGGCCAATGACAGGTGAGTGGCAAAACCAGACATTTGTATGGGATCAATGTAATTAAAAATAAAAATATAAATAAAATATGTCAGGATTAAAAGGACAAACAGTCGCTACCACGTACGAAGGTCTGATCAAGACTAGTAATAGTGCGCCCATAGATACTACACCAGTTACTTTAAGTGATGGTGCTGGTAACTTATTGCCAATGGAAGTTGGTACACAAGGAATTAACTGGAGCGGTGATCAAGATTTTACTAACGCAACAGTTACAGGTTTAGTTGTACCTCCAGGACCAACTGGTGCACAAGGTGCACAAGGTGCTGAAGGTGCTCAAGGAGCAACTGGAGCTCAAGGAGATGCAGGTGCAAAAGGAGACAAAGGTGAAGTTGGTGCAACTGGTGCACAAGGCATTGCTGGACCACAAGGTGCGCAAGGTATTGCTGGTGCTACTGGAGCACAAGGCGTTGCTGGTGCTACTGGACCTCAAGGTGCTCAAGGAATTGAAGGAGCTCAAGGAGCTCAAGGAGATATTGGTGTACAAGGTGATAAAGGTGATGTTGGTGCAACTGGTGCACAAGGCGTTGCTGGAGCTCAAGGTATCGAAGGCGCGCAAGGTGCTACTGGTGCTAAAGGCGAAGTCGGTGCGACAGGAGCTCAAGGTGCTGCTGGAATTTCCGCAGGCGCAACATACTACTTCAATGAATCAGAAAGCTCAGAGATCACACCATACAAAGTAATTTCAACTATTCCAAGTGGTGCTCAACAGACAATATTAAAAACTTTAACTAGTAATCAAACTGGTCTTTTAGTACAAGAATTTATTACACCAGAACTTGGTTTTGCTGTAATTCCTGGTGGAACTCAAAGATTCCATTTTCACTTCTTAAAACCTGCATCAAACGATAATATTGAGACTTACGTAACACTTCAATTGACAGATTCTTTAGGAACTCCAGTTGGTCCAGTGATTACAAGTGGTAGTGCTCTTATTGGTTGGGTTGATGT